AACGGAACGACTGATAAGTTCTTTGTCGATAACGTAACTGGTAATACTAATATTGAAGGTACGCTGACTGCTGATGGTCATACTGAATTAAATTCAACACTTAATGTCGATAGTAATACAACTATTGGTGGACAATTAACTGTCACAGGTGCATCTGAATTTAACAGTGCAATGAATGTAGATGCAAACTTTGCAGTTAGAACAGGTACAACTAATAAATTTACTGTTTCATCAGCTGATGGATCAACTAATATATCTGGTTCTTTAACTGTTGCAGGTCAAACATCTATCAACGATTCTTTACTTGTTGCAGGTGATAACGAAATTTTTGAAGTTAGAAATGCTGCCCAGACAACTAAGTTTCAAGTTGATACTGATAACGGTAATACAACTATTATCGGTACCTTAACTGTTAATGATGGAACTCAGATTAACGATACATTCCAAACATCTGGTGTCAATACATTTACAAACAATACAGAACAAACTCTTACAGGAACATATGCTGCTGATGGTGCTGTAAGACTTACTGGTGGTGCAGGTATTGGTAAAAACTTAGCAGTTGGTGGCGGGCTTAGGGTTTATGGTGGAACTGAATTATCAGGTGCTCTCGATCTTAATAGTAGTGCAAATATATCAGGTTCAACAATCGTTGAGAACCAATTAATTGTTAAGGCAGATAATAAGTTCTTCAAAGTACAAACAGCTGGTGCTGTTGATAAGTTTACGATAGATACCGACAATGGTAATACGGTATCACAAGGTGATTTAACTGTAGCTGGAGATGTTAATGCCCAGTCTAACTTAATTGTCACAGGTAATCTTACAGTTAATGGTACAACTTCTACAGTTAACTCAACAACGGTCACTATAGATGATCCTGTATTTACTCTAGGTGGTGATACTGCTCCTGCATCAAACGATGGTAAAGATAGGGGTATTGAATTTAGATATTTTGATGGATCTGCTAAACTTGGTTTCTTTGGATTTGATAGATCAACTCAAGAATTTACTTTCTTAACTACTGCTACTAATAGTAGTGAAGTTTTCTCAGGAACTGATGCTGCATTAAGAATTGGTTCTTTAAATGTCACTGGTGCAGGTACATCTGTTGATATTGATAATAACTTAAATGTTGATGGTACAGCAACAGTTGATGGTCAGATAATTTCTCAACTTGCTCAGGGTGTTGCACCATTCGTAGTTGCATCTTCAACTAAAGTCAATAATCTTAACGCAGATTTCCTTGATGGATTAACTACAAGTGCTACAGACACAACTGGTAATAGTGTTGTAACTAGATCATCTGGTAATTTCTCTGCAGGACAAATCACTGCTGCAACTGGAACTGGTGCTGCTGCAGGATTCTTAGGAAACGCATCAACTGCTGATGCATGGAAGACTGCAAGAACACTTACTATTGATGGTGTAGTAGATGGTTCAGTATCAATCAATGGTGCTTCTGATCCAACACTTACAGTTACATTTAATGATGCAGATATAACTGCACTTGCTGCACAGACTGGTACAGGATATATGGTCAGAGATGGTGCGAATAGTTATGCTCATCGTACGTTCCAAGTCACAGCATCTTCTGGTATTACACTAACAAATGCTGATGGTGTATCTGGTAATACTACAATCAACGTAGCATCTGCAAGTACAAACGCTGCAAACAACTTAGTCTTACGTGATGCATCTGGTAATTTTGCTTCTAACGTAATTACTGCTACTTCTTTCTCAGGTAATCTTATAAAATCTACCACTTTAGCTAAAGATATTAAACCTGAAACAAATTCAACATATGATTTAGGTTCTAGTTCTGCAAAATGGGCAAATATCCATGCTGATGCTGCTACCATTACTACTACCACAGGTAATTTAATTGGTAATGTAACAGGTAATCTTGTAGCAGCTACCACTCAAGCTAAAGATATAGATCCTGCTATAAATTCAACATACGATTTAGGTTCTAGTTCTGCAAAATGGGCAAATATCCATGCTGATGCTGCCTCTATTGGTACTACTACAGGTAATGTAATAGGAAATCTTACTGGTAATCTTGTAGCAGCTACAACTGAAGCTAAAGATATTAAACCTGCTTTAAATTCATCGTACGATTTAGGTTCTTCTACCTTAAAATGGGCAAATATTCATGCTGATGCTGCTGCAATCGCCACCACCACAGGTAATTTGGTCGGTAATGTAACGGGTAATCTTGTAGCAACTACAACTGAATCCAAAAATATAGTTCCTACTTTAAATTCATCGTACGATTTAGGTTCTAGCACTAAACAATGGGCAAATATTCATGCTGATGCAGGAAATATTGATGCTATTACAGGTAATTTGACTGGTAATGTCACAGGTAATCTTGTAGCAGCTACCACTTTAGCTAAAGATATTAAACCCGATACAAATTCAACATACGATTTAGGTTCTTCTACCTTAAAATGGCAAAATATTTACGCTGATGCTGCTGCTATTGCTACTACTACAGGTAATGTAGTTGGTAATCTTACAGGTAATCTTTTAGCAGCTACAACTGAAGCTAAAGATATTAAACCTGCTTTAAATTCAACATACGACTTAGGTTCTAGTTCCTTAAAATGGCAAGATATTTTTGCTGACGCTGCTTCTATTGGTACTGTCACAGGTAATGTAGTTGGTAATCTTACTGGTAATCTTGAAGCTGCAACAACTCAAGCTAAGGATATAGATCCTGCTTTAAATTCAACATATGATTTAGGTTCTTCTACCTTAAAATGGCAAAATATTTTTGCTGATGCTGCTTCTATTGGTACTACTACAGGTAATTTGGTCGGTAATGTCACAGGTAATCTTGTAGCAAATACAACTGAATCAGCTAATATAATTCCTGATACAAATGGAGTATACAGTCTAGGTTCTAGTACTAAAAAGTACATGAACGTTTTTGCTGACGCTGCTGCCATCACTACTATTACAGGTAATTTAACTGGAACTGCAACTCAAGCAGCGAATATTAATAATCATGATACTGATGCTTTATCTGAAGGACTTAATAATCTATACACTACTGCTGCAAGAACCAGAGGACACTTTACATATGGTACAGGTATTGAGCATGATGGTGCAGGTGGACTTGCTGTAACTCAGTCAGATATCAATACTGATAATCTAACTGAAGGATCTACAAACGTATTCTTTACAGATACTAGAGCAGATGCAAGAGTTGCTGCTGCGACTGGTGCAAACTTAGATCTAAGTCAGAAGACTACTACAAACCTTGCAGAAGGAACTAATCTATATCATACAGAAGCAAGAGTACAAACAAAACTTGATCATGCGTTTGAGCAACTCAAAGCAATGTTGAATAATCTTGCAACTTCTACTACATTAAAACTAAATCTATCTGGTGATCCTACACCTGGTTCAGTTGTCACTCTTGGATCAATATCATCAAATGGTGTTGGTGGATACACAGCTGGGACAAACGTTGCCACAACAGCATCTGCATTAGGAACTGGATTGACAGTTGATACTACAGTAAATGCTGATGGTGCTATTACAGCAATTGCATTGAATCAAGCAGGAACTGATTATGTGATAGGAGAAACAATAACAATTCCTAACTCCAATCTTGGTGGTGTTGATACTCTTAACTTGGGTACATTATCTGGTGGTGTTGGTGGATTTTCAGCAGGAACTGGTGTTGCTACAACAAACTCTGGATCTGGTGATGATGCCCTAACAGTCAATACTACAGTCGATGGAAACGGAGCAATAACAAACGTTGTTATTAATGCTGTAGGAACAGGATATGCTGCAGGTGATACAATCACAATTACGAACCCTAACGCAGGTGGTGCAGCAACAGTTGACACACTTGTAGGTGGTACAGGATATGCAAACGGAACTGCTATTGCTACAACAACTGTTGGTTCTGGATCTGGTTTAACACTTAACTTAACAACTTCAAATGGAGTTGTCACAGGTGTAGCAATAAATGGTGCAGGATCTGGATACGCAGTTGATGATACTATTACAATCGTAAATGCTAATGCATCTGGTGTTAAGACACTTGGATCTATCGCTACTGCAGGAACAGGATACGCAACTGGAACTGCAATCGCAACAACCAATGATGGATCTGGTTCAAACTTTACTGTTGATATATCATCTGTAGATGCCTCTGGTGCGATTACAGCAGTAGCAATTAATAATGATGGATCTGGATATACTGCTTCAGATACTATTACAATCGTAAATGCTAACTCAGGTGGAGTTAAGACTCTTGGTTCATTCAGCGATCCAGGTACAGGATACGCAAACGGAACTGCTATCGCTACAACATCATCTGGATCAGGAACTGGATTGACTCTTGATATTACAACTTCAAATGGAGTTATAACAGATGCAACAATTAATAACGATGGATCTGGATATGCAGCATCCGAAGTTATAACTATTGTTAACGCTAATGCATCTGGTATTAAGACCGTAGGAAACTTTGGTGCAACTGATTCATCAAGAACTCCTGGCACTTATACCTTAGGAACATCTGATTATGCTACTCAGGCATCAGGTGCTAATGCAACATTCACCGTTGTTATTGGAGTTGGTGGTACTGTTGATTCTATCACTGTCACAGATGATGGATCAGGTTTCATTGTTAATGAGACAGTTACAGTTGCCGATGCTCAATTAGGTGGTGGCGGTGGTGCTGATCTTACCTTTGATGTCACAGCGATTCATGGAAATGGAGCACAGATTCCAGTATCTGCAATTCATGGAAATGGATGTACAATCCCAGTATCAGAGATTCATGGAAATGGAGCAACAATTGATATTGCTACGATCTTTACTAACGCAACTGTTAACGTTGCAACTGTATTCACTAATGCTACCTTCAGTCTATCCGACATCACAACTATGGAGATTGGAGCAACACTGACTGGAACAACTTCCAACAGTTCGGGAGTTATAACAGCCATGGATTCCTCATCGGTCACAGTTGATAATGTATCTGGATTCTTTAAGAAAGGAGAAACAGTTGGTGCTAATGATGTAACTAACTTAACTATCAGTTCATTCGGTTAATAAACTATGTCTGCTACAAGACCTGCAAGTAAAACAGAATTAAAAGACTATGCTCTTCGTAGATTAGGATTTCCTACGATAGATATTAACGTTGCCACTGAGCAGCTGGATGATTTGGTAGAAGAAGCAATAGATTACTATCAAGAATACCATTACAATGGTAGTTTTCAAACCTTTATGAGAATAGAAGTCACTGAAGCTATCAAGACACAGGCAAAAGGATTTACTCAAGAAGGATCAACTCCTTGGTATGGACAAGATAATTACGTTTCTACACCGCCTGGTACTTTAGGTATCAATCATGTATATACAAACATAGGTGCATCAAGCATAGTACCTGGTAATATTTTCAATATTAAATATCAAATATTCTTAAATGATATCTACTCCATGACACATGGACAGATATTACATTACTTCCTAACATCTCAATACTTAGAGACTCTTGACTTCGTGACTAACTCTCAAGCAAATAGAAGAGTTAAATGGAATGAACATTCAAACAGACTTTATTTGGACTTCGACTGGGATGATCTTACAGTCGGGGACTATATAATGGTAGACATGACTATGCGTCAAGATCCTACAACCTTTACTGACATGTTCAATGACAACTGGTTGAAGGATTATGTTGAGGCACTATTCCAACAGCAGTGGGGTAGGAACCTTAGCAAGTATGATGGTATTCAAATGTTAGGTGGGGTGACTCTTAACGGTCGTCAAATCCTTGAAGACGCAAGTAAATTCAAGGAAGATCTTGAAAAAGATATTCGTGATCGCTATGAAATACCACCACTAGATCTAATAGGATAATATGGCAATTCAGAACTCACCAGCTCAGGATTACGTTCAGTCAGATTATTCTAATGCAGGACGTTTAAAAGCAAACGCATCCTCACAAGAACAAAAATTTATTGAAAATCTAGTAGTAGAAAGTATCGAGATTTATGGGCAAGACATTTACTATGTTCCGAGAACGATTGTCAACAAAGATTCAGTCTTTGAAGAAGACTCGGATGGAAAATTTGAAAGTGCGAAAGCAATTAGAGCATATGTCAATAATGTTGAAGGATGGGAAGGACAAGGTGAGCTACTTAGTAAATTTGGAATCCGTATTGAAGACAAGACAACTTTTATATTCTCCCGTGAGAAATTTAAAGAGCATGTGGAC